GTCGAGCTTTGACCGAAGTGTCATCGTAGTACCTAGTTTGCTACCTAATTCCAGCCCGCTACTACCTAAATACCCCCAGATCAGCCACGGCCAGCAGCGTGTCGAACGTCTTCGGAATCGTCCCGTAGGTGCCCGGCGCCACGATCTGCCGCGTGTCGTACCAATGTGCCACCAGCATCATGATCAAGTGCTTGTAGACAGGCGGCACGCTCGACCCGTCGTCGCCGAAGCCGGCGGTGTAGTTGACGACGACGCTGTTCTCGTCGCCGCGGACGCCGGGCCATGTGTCCGACCAGTTGGGATAGATGCGGCCGGGGACCGTGCGGGTGTCGACCCTGAAGTCTCCGGCCGCGCTGCTCTTGGTGGACATCAAGCCGTCCCCAAGGCGATAGCTCACAGTGACGTTGGCCGCCTGGAGCATCGGCCTGGGCAGGACAATCTGCCAGACCGGGAAGAGGTCGTAGGACGTCTCCCAGACGGTCGTGAGGAGGGTGATATCGAGGATGTCCTCGACGTACTGCCGCGCGACGGCGATCAACGCCTGGATGTAGGCGTCGTCGGCCTCAGTGTCGACGCGGGCCTGGACCTTCGCCTCGGCAAGCGACACCGGCTCGACCGCCGGCTGTGAGATGCGGACGAGGCTTCGGAATGGCGTGATCGTCGGGGTGGGCCGCTGCGGCGTCCCGAAGACGATGTAGTCCATGGGCTACTTCCTCTTGCCGGTTACGACCGGCTTTGGCCCCGGCTCGGGCGACGGGGCCGGCTCGTCCTTGACTTCCTCGATCATCCGCCGCCCGATCAACGACTCGCACATGCCCGCAGGCCAGTCAGGGAACACCTGACCGGCCTCGTAGCCGTCGAATCCCATGAGGATGCGAATCTTCATACCTGCCCCCAAGCCTTCTCTGGTGCCTTCTGGCCGTGCTTCCAATAGTCCGTCGTGTGCTGGAGAACCTTGCAGTCGGCCACCTGCCGCGACGGCCAAGTGATCATCAGTTCGGCGTGGCCGACGCTGACGTGCGTCGCCAGCCCCAGCTTGTGCCCGCTCTTGCGGAACTGCTTCCAGAATGCGATGTCGGCGTCCATGTGGCCGCCATCGAACGTGCCCTTCTCGTTGGCCGTCTCGACGAACCACGGCCGCGGCGTGGCCTTCAGGGCCGATGCCCGAAGGAACGTCAGGCCGAAGTGCGAGGTCTCCACCGGCTGCACCGGCTTCTTGAACCAGTCGTCGCCGACCTGCGTCTGCTCGTCCGGCGTTGAGCCCGCCAGGGCGAACATGACCGCGTTGGCCTCCCGCTTCACCTGAAGAGGGGCGATCGCGTCGACTCCGCTCCACATCGCGAGCGTGAGGAGGGCCTCGACGGTCTTCGCGCTGAAGATCGTGTCGTAGTCGATGGTCAGCACCCAGTCGGCGTCCTCGATGACCGACTCGATGGCCATCTGGAGGCTCTGCCCCCAGTAGGCTCCCGTGACCTTGACCGGCGAGATGCCGTGTGGCGCCAGGGCCGACGCCACGCAGAAGAAGTTGTCCGTGAAGCCCAGCCGCGGCATGGACATGACCGCGGCGACCTTCACTTCGGCTTCTGTGTTTCCGACGCGAACCAGCATTTTGACGCTCCAAGTAAGGAGCGGGCGCGCTTCCCTGCGCCTTGCCGGCCGTCAATGGCCGTCCCGCATGAGATCAGCCAACCACCCAACCGATGCAGCCAGCCTCGCTCGCGGTCGTCGGGGCGTTCTCGCCACGCGACAGACGAGCCGAGGCCACCATGTTGATCGAGGCCGACGGCGTGACCGTCAGCTTCAGGTAACGCCGCAGCGCCTTGGCATCGACGTCCAGCTTGTAGGCCACGGCGGTGACGGTCGTCGCCGTCGCGATCGTGAAGTCCGTTCCGCCGGTGAAACCGGGGACGGCGACGTAGGTCGAGTCGTCGCTGGACTGCTCGACCTTCAGGACCGAGGCGAAGGTCGTGGCCGCGTTGGCGGCCCGGATCGCCACGAAGCTGACTTGGTCGTACCCGAGGGTGTCGACGGTCAGGGTCACTGCCGAACTGCCGACCGAGGTCGGGACCGCGGCGACGATCTTTTCCATCTGCGTGTGGATCATAGCGCTGGTTGCTCCTGTGAGAGGTCTAGTGGGGTAGTTTCAGGCTCAAGACGCGGCGGTCTTGAGGGCGATCACGGGGCCGGCGATGTCGGTCCCGGCCGGGTCTTTCGTGCCGAGGGTGTGATGGACGATGTCGAACCGCATCGTGCCCTGGAGGAGCAACTGATCGGTCGTGGCGTAGACTTGGTCGTACATCCGCACCGAGAAGTCCCGGCGGCGAGCGTAGATCGAGGACAGCCCGAGGTTGCCGAACAGCACCTTGACCTGCGAGGGGTCGGAGCCGAGGGTGCTGTTCATGACGTGGACCTGCTCGACTGGGTAGCCGAGGAAGGTCTCGGTCACACCGCCGCCGAGGTCGGCCACGGTGTTGCCGCCCGAGGCGTAGCGGAGGCGAGCCATCGAGGCCGCGTAGCCGGCCGGGGAGATGTAGAACCGGGCGCCCTGGCGGGCGTACAGCGGGAGCTTGCCGATGAGCTTGAGGAAGTCGTCGATGGTCAGCGTCTCGAACGAGACGTGGCCGGCGATGGCGGTCTGGAGGGCCGCCGGGGAGGCGTTGCTCGCGAGCTTGTTGACGATCCCGAAGATGCCGCCGTAGGAGGAGCTTCCGTCTCCGATCCATCCGCAGCCGTCGATTTGAAATGCAAGCGAAGTAGCGAACTCCGCGGCGACTGCGTCTGCCATCGAGATCAGGCTGTCCTCGACAACCTCCGAAGACATCCGCGTGGAGACGGCGAGCTTCTTGGCGACCAACTGCACGTTGCTGTAGCTGGGCTGGCTCTCGGTGGAGGCGACGCCTTCGCCGATGAAGTAGGCCGTGGTGCCAGTCACCCGCTTCGGGATGATCATGGTGTCGCGGTTCATCGTCACCTTCTCGACGCTCGACGCGGCGAAGGTGCCGTAGGTCTCGACGAGCCGGATCACGCGAGCAGCGAACTCCTCGGGGACGAGGGCGCCACCGGCCGAGTTGGTGTTCTCACCGAGGGCACGGGCCTCGACGTTGTGGTCCTTGCACCACTGGATGTCGTCGGCGTTCTTGAAGACGTGGGCCTTGAGCCACCGGCCGCAGCGGTAGGCGGTCTCGACGTCCTCGGGGCGCTCGTTGAAGGCCCGAAGCTGGGTGTGATGGGGGACGTGAACGCCCCGAATCTCCAGGTCAGCGAGGGTCTTCTTGGCCCGAAGCTCCTTCGTCGCCGGCTCCTGCACGACAGGGGCGGCGGGGGCGGTCGCAGCAGCGGGAGCGGCCTGATCGATGGTCGAGCGAAGCTCGGCCTCGGCCTTGGCGATGTTGTCCTCGAAAGCGAGAAGCTGACGGATTTCGCCAGACTGCCCGACGAGCGTCTTGAGTTCCGCGTCCTGCTCGGGAGTGCGGTCAGTGAGGTTCGACAGCGCCCGCATCTGGTTCGCGACGGCGGCAGCGCGGTTCTGGAGGCTCTTGAGGTTCTTGGACATGGTCGGCTTGCTCCTGATTGTGAGCCAGCCAACGCGGGTGTGCGGCGGCTGGCGGGTGATTTGCCCGCTAGCGCGCCGCGACCTGAGTCCTCAAGTCACTCGCACTGCTCTCCGCAACGTCCGTCGCGGAGCATCAATGTCTGATACTTTCAACCTACGTTGTTGCGCTACTGTCGTGCAAGTGAGTCTCCAGCACGACTGCGTCAAGCGCTGCGATGGCCGCGATCGCCTCGGCATCGTCGCGTTGCTTTTGCGTCGGCGCGGGCGGGGCCGGCGGCTCAGTTGTTGCAGGTTCCTCAACAACTGCGGCCTCACGCTGCTCACCTTCATTCGGCGCCGCGTTGAGGTTGTCCATCGCGCTCATGGCTGACTTCGCGCCCTCGGATTCATCCTTCGTCGAGCGGCACATGATCTTGCCAGTCTTCTCGTCGAGGTAATAGCAGTCCTCCTCGGTCCATTCGCCCATCTTCGTTCCGATGTCGCGGTAGGCGTTGGTCAAAGCCATGTCTCGTTCGGTCATGTCGGTGTCCTCGTAGCTCTTGAGTGTCTCGTCGTCGTCTTCGGGGTATGCGGCACCGCGCTCGCCGCCAGCATTCATCTGCTCGACGAGGCTGTTGGCCCATGATCTGCCAGGATCGCCGCCCCACAAGCCGTGGGCGATTCGACCGTTCGACGGGTAGCCCTTCTCGCCGGGCGAAAACCCTTCGGCTTTCGCGTCGACTTCGTGGCGATCGAAAAACCTCTTCATCCGCCTCACGGTGCCGGGGCTGACCTTCACTCCATTCGAGAGATCGCGAGCGCGGGCGATGCCGATCGCTGTCCCCCCGCGACCATACTCGCGGCGCCACGCCAAAGCCTTCGCGGCCTCTTTCCGCACGCCTTCGGGGGGCGTGAAGTCGATGTCGGCGATGGCTTTTCGGGCCTCGACACCCAGCTCTTCCATCCGGCGCTGAATCCACTTCTCGCCGCTGTCGCCGCCGGCCAGTTGCCACTCAATCCAGGGGAGTGTGCCCGTCCATCCGGCGTTTTTCGCCGCCGCGCACCGCTCCATCACCTCCGAGAGGCGAGAAACGTCCTCGACGACGACGATTTGGCGGTCGGCGATGCGTTCGGCGAGCGAAATCAGCATCGGATCGACCTGATTGTCGTTCGCGGCGGCCTTCAGGCCCCGTTTTGCCGCATTCGACATCGTTTGGTTGGGCCGATACGCCTCGCCGACGGCCATTTCCATGGCTCGGCGGCTCACGACGACGCTGGAGGCGTCATACGCAGGCCGAGTTACTACGGAAACGTCGTCGAGCAGCGCGATATCGGTGACAGTCCGCTTCCGAAGGCCCCGCGGACCCTTGTCCCACGACTCGCCGCCGTTCGCCGCGGCCCGGTCGACGGCAAATGCGAAGCTCGACGCCTTCACGGTGCGGTTTTGTACCCATGTCGTGACGTCGCGGGCGACGGAAGTGTCGTCGGGGTACGCTTCGTAGCGCAGGCCGTAGTCATCGACCGACAGTTTCAGCGTCCCGTTGCTCGTATTGCCCAGGATGAGGCTGCGATCGTGGTTGAAGAGGGCGTAGACGTCGGGATTCTTGCTCAGAACCCTGTCGAAGGCCCGCTTGTCGATGACCTCGACGAAGCCGCCGAGGTTGTTCGACTCGCTGTCGAACACGGCCGCGTAGCCGCGAAGGACAGGAAGCCGCTTTCCGGTCGAGGAATCCTCGCGGAACTCCACTTCGGGGACCGCGTCGATTGTCCGGCGTTCGATATCCATGGTCAGACCTTGTT